TAGTTGACAAATATCCCTAAATATCCTATATACAAAACATACTCAATTAATTAAATTGCAATTTAATTAAGCTTTGTGGCAGAACAACTCTTAAGCGGGTGTAATGCACGAGACCAGAGGGTTACGGCCTAGTGGCTGAAGACACTGGTATTGGTTCTGAGTACCGACCTATCTACATAAGTAGAACTGGACGCTTCGGGAAAGGTTGTGGGTGACTACCAGGAAGGCCCACCAAGCAGAGTTTAACAAGAAAGGAAAAATATGTTTAAAACACTAATAAACGAGCTGAAAAGATATAACGATATCAAGGAAAAAGAACTAGATCTTAAAATCTTAAGTCCTTGGGATTATGAACAAAAATGGGGTGTGTATCCGGTACAACCGATTACAACGGGACCACAGGTAGTGGTTGCACCAACTTATGAACAAGTATCTACTTCTGCTCAACACCCATATGCGGGAGGTTGGAAATGACAGAAATAAATGATGAAATAAAATCTGTAATCGATAAGAACAAAGCAAAAGCACATCAAGAGCAACAAGAAATGCGAGATGACATAGCTTTTTATGCATTTAACTGTGATGCTTACAGGTTACAAAAGATGTATCAAAGAATGAAGGAGCTAGAGAATGAAAAAGATAACTCTAAACGTTGATAACATTACTACAAAACAATGGACCAACTTCGTATTAGAACTTAATATTATGAAAAAGGCGTGGAGGCCTTATGGTGTAGATGTAAAATTTGTGGGACATGGTATCAATAAAATAATAGATTGGGGTAATAGAAGCTATGATTCAACAAAAATTGATAGACGAGATAGCAAATCTGTACAACAAGACAAAGAATCCGATTTACTGTGATCTTTGGTACAAAGCTGTGAAAGAAAGATATGGAAGAGATAGTAAACTACCTGATAGTTTATCTAGCAGATATGAAAGGAATAAGTTTACAATACCTGAAGCTGCCAGAGCCAATGACTTTATTAGATTGCACAGACTTTTCAAATAAGTTTAGAGAAACTAATGCAACCTATGATAGTATTAAAAACAGATGGGTCATGAATGACGGATCAGGCAACTGGTTTGGATCAGAGTGTACTACACTTGATCAGACTCGATAGGAGTGCAAGTAAATTTAATATATATCTGATGTTTATTAGCATCTTCTCTACCAATCTCTTTCATCTTTTTGATAGATTCTTCGTAACCAAATATCATACAATCATATGGAGAGTTAAATGTATCTGGCCATTTGTAATCTGGCATACAAGTGTTTTCGGTGTAACTACACAATATTAATGTTAACAAAAATTTCATGTTGACTTTTTAAATTAATCTCCTATATTATCACTAATTAAATATGAAAGGAACACATGACTGACATAACTAAATACAGAAATGTTTCACTGACGAAAGAAACATACTCTACTTTAGAAAAGTTATCAAAGATAATATTGCCCAATGCAAAGTTATCTATTTCTAAAACTGTAGAATGTATAGCTAATGAAAAAGCTAAAAAACTAAACGGAAAGATAAAGGAGAAATAATGTTTCAGATAAGTAACGAACAAAGAGAACAACTTTTAAAATATCTCATGGCAAGACCTTATGCAGAAGTTGCACAGATGGTTGCTATGATAGCGTCATTGAAACAAATAGATAATATAAAAGATGACAAATCAAAAAAAGATCTGTCCTAACTGTCAGGGTAACGGGTTTATAAAAACTAAAAAAGCCCCTAATCCTGCTAACGATACAGTAATACAGTGTCTAACTTGTAATTCGAAAGGAGAAATAAATGATAAGGAATTTGATGAGTATTTTGATTCTTACGTTGAGCTTAAGTCATTGCTCAAGCACTGACCTAGTCAATGTTGGATCAGCATTATACTTCGGAATGGAGAAACATGAAAGAGAGTGATGTATCTTATGTGGCAGGCCTATTCGATGGTGAGGGTAGTGTTACATACAAACAATACATGAGAAAAAGAAAGGGACAAAAGAAAGCTTATCCTACGTGGTCTATCCGGATGGAGATGGCTATGACTGACAAATCTGCGTTAGTATTGGTTCAAGACATATTGAAGGTTGGAACAGTTAACGAGAAAAGATACAAAAGCAAATACACTAGAGGTTGGAAAAAACAGTGGCGTTGGCAGTGTCAATATCGAGACGCTTACTATGTGTCTTGTTTGTTGTTTCCGTACGTACATGTAAAGTTAAATAAGATTCAAAAGATTATTGATCACTACGGAAGTTCAATACCTCACAGAGCGGTGATGAATGGCAATATTGTAGATCTTGAAGAATATAAAAAACTAATGAGTTTAGAATGAAAAAATATATTAAAAAATTAGAAGTATTATCTTTGTATTACAGACAAGAGATTGTTTGTTTTGTAGCTGGATTTATACTTGGAGCCATAATACTGTGACGTCCTTACTTGGTTGGGGTATGTTTTTTTATGGTATAGGATGTGTGTTAATTGGTGCTATAATCGCGTATTATATTATAAATAAAACAAATGATGAGTAGAGAAGATTTAGATGAATATCACAATATTGGGCGACCTATAAAATGGAATACTAAGTTTACTTACCCAAAGAGCAGTAGGAGCTTAGTCATGGGTCAAAGACACTACGATGTAAATAACAATAAGTTACCATCCGTTACAACCATATTATCACAAACACAGTCAATAGCAAAGCAAGAATCTATAGCCAGATGGAAGGCAAAAGTTGGCGAAAATGAGGCAGCAAGGGTCAAGGATCAAGCGGCCAGCAGGGGTACAAACATGCACTTGCATCTTGAAAGATACATACTTGGTAAGGGACACAAGGATCTAACAGACGAGGGTCAAGTAGCAGGCGACATGGCTCAAACGATTATTAACAAGGGTTTATGCGATGTTTCTGAAATATGGGGCAGTGAAGCTGTCCTATATTACCCAGGGTTGTATGCAGGTCAAACAGATTTGGTTGGTGTATACGATTATGAAAATTCCATCATTGACTTCAAGCAGTCGAACAAACCCAAGCGTAAAGAATGGATTGACGATTATTTTATGCAGTTGGGTGCATATGCTATGGCCCACAATCATGTGTACGATACGGACATAACCCAAGGGGTGATATTGATGTGTACCCCAGACAACTACTTTCAAAAATTTCAAATAAAAGGACGAGAGTTTATCAAATATCAGCACAAATTTCTAGAAAGATTGGATAAATACTATAGTGACAAAATTGTGGCAAATAAGGCAGAAAAGCCATAATTAAAAAGCTAGGTTTTATGCGGTTGATCACCTGCCTATACCTTTTTGGATATTCTTAAATTTGCAAAAAGGGTTTAGAAAAAGAGAGGTGATCAGGGGTTGAGGTGATCAGCAAGGAATATCAACGTTTTTAGAACCTTGTTAGTTTAGAACGATTCTAAGCTAGGGGCCGCGCGAACATCTGAGATTCCATATGAGACTTAAAAATTCTGGTAAAGGTATAGGGGTCTGATATAAGCAGGCATGTCTAGAAAAAAAAGAAAAACTGTTACTTCAATAACTCCCGACATACCTTATTCAAGAGTGCGAGTCGAATGGATTGATTGCGTCTCCGATGGGGGTTGGGCAACTGACAAAGAGTTTGATAGAATGAAATTTGCAAGACCTGTTAACGAGGGTTGGTTGTATTCAAAAGATAAAAACTCAATTAAGTTATTTGCTTCCTACGATAGAGAGGACGATGGTAGTTTTAGTTTTGGGGATCGGACGATGATTCCTCGTCAGTGGGTGAAGAAGTTGACGAAACTTTCTTAAGTCTTGGTAATCTTTTCTTTTCAATATTTTTTTTAATTGTATCTACATCAACATCTTCGAGTATTGGTGAATACTCATCTATAATACTTTTTAGTTCTGTTTCCATTTCTTCTTTGGACATATCATCTAACTTACCAGTTCTAATTATCTTTTGCTCTACGTAAAGACCTGCTGCCTGACCCCTGGACTTCTCTACATTACCAGCTGCAGAGAAAGCACCTTTTTTCAAAGCTGCATCTCTAATTTTTGCTAGTTCTGCTATGTGTCTTTCATATGTGACTTCGTATTTCTTCTGGTATTCGTCTCTGATTTCACCAATGTATTTTACTACAAGTGGATATCTTTTTGGATTCCTAAGTTCTGATGCACGTATATGTGCTGTGTCTTTTTCATAGCCAGCTTCGATAGCACACTCTGTTGGAGTCTTTCTTCCTTCGTTCGTTACTAGCTCTTGTGCAAATTTCATTTGCATCTCTGTTAATTTCTTCGGTAGTCCCATAGTTGACATTTAGAGTAAGTTAGAGTAAAAGTCAATCCATGATAAATGCGAAAGAATTAGCTAGACAACTCGATAGATTTTTAAAATCACCAACTTGCCAAGATGCTAGAGTTGTTGTGAAGTTACCTCAAGGTGAGTTCCATTCTCCAGATGGTCAGTTTGATATATTATCTATAAGTTTATTTGAGAATAATATTATTGGTGCAAGAGAAAGTCATCGACTTGTAATAGAATTATCTACGCAACAAAGCTGGAGGATGGGTAGTGTAAAGAAAAAGTTGTAGGTTAGAATTACTCTAAAAAACATATGGGACTAGAGGCTAAATTCTACCAATATTTTAAAAAGAACACACCCAATATTTCGTATACAAGGATTGAAAATACTACAAATTTAGGTACGCCAGATGTGTTGGCATACAATAAAAATAATACTTTTTTCACGATAGAATTCAAAGTAACTAAGAGTAAAAATGTGAGGTTCTCACCACACCAAATTGCGTTTCACGTGAAACATCCGATCAACAGTTTTATCTTAGTCAAGACCCCTGACGCTTGTGGCTTGAAACTTTATGAGGGCTCGAGAATCAGGGAGCTTGTAGCTTGCGGCTTGAAGCTTGACGCTTGCGCCTCGGGGCTTGACGCTTGCCGCTTGAAGCTTGAGAGCTTGTAGCTTGCTGCTTGGCCTCGTGCTCCTTTCGGAGCCGGGCCATTTCTTTCCAATACTTGGGGCTGTGGTATGTCATGCTGCTTCCGGACCACGGTCGAAGAACTTCTTGTCTGCAGTCATCACAGCGCTTCGCACTGTAGTGCCATCCAGGTTCAACTGGAAGGTCCTATTGCCTGCTTCGTCTTCGTACATGTTCACCCGGATGCCAGCCAGGGCG